TCTGGCAATATATCCCCGAAAACCGCTGTAATGACCCAAAGCGGGCCTTGTTTGGGCCAGCCTGCACAGCCTTTAGACTAATGAGTACCAAACCTAAACAGACCTTACGGGGGCTGGTGCAACCGCGCCTGCATAACGTTTTGTTATCTGGGCCTACTAGGGGCGGTGAGGTTGCAGAGCTTGCCGAGCGTATCGGCCTGCCGCTTTTACCGTGGCAACGCTTTGTTTTAGACGATATGCTTACAATAGATAAAAATAAACAATTTATTAGGCGTACAAACTTGGCGATATGCGCCCGCCAAAACGGTAAGACTCATTTAGCGCGTATGCGTATTTTAGCGGGCCTGTTTTTGTTTAATGAGCGTAACCACATAGTAATAAGCTCTGCTAGGTCTATGGCCCTTACTACTTTTAGAGAGGTAGCTAACGCTATTGAAGATAGCCCAGACCTAAAGAAGCAACTAAAGAAAATACTTTATACAAACGGTAACGAGGCCATTATCTTAAAAAGTGGGGCTAGGTTAGATGTTAGAGCTGCTACCCGAGATAGCGCCCGCGGCGCTACAGCTGACTTTTTATTTATAGATGAACTTAGAGAGGTAGACCAAGAGGCTTTTGCCGCGGCGTTGCCTGTTACGCGCAGTAAGCCCAACAGCCAAACTTTACTAGCTAGTAATGCCGGTGATGCCTTTAGTACTACGCTTAATGAGTTACGGGAGCGCTGCCAGAGTAACCCGCCGCCTTCTTTGGGCTATTACGAATATAGCGCCCCGCCATTTTGCGCCCTAGATGACCGTAAAGCGTGGGCAGCTGCTAACCCGGCGCTAGGCATACTAATAACTGAGGAAACCTTGCAGGAAGCGCTCACGGTGCAGACTACAGAGCAATTTAGGACAGAAAGCCTTAGTCAATGGATAGATAGCTTGCAAAGCCCGTGGCCCTTTGGCTCTGTTGAAGATAGCAGCGATATAAATCTAAAAATGAGCCCCGGGCCGCTTACCGTTTTTGCCTTTGACGTTAGCCCTAGCCGCCGAGATGCCAGCCTAGTAATGGGCCAGCTGTTACCTAACGGCAAGATAGGCCTAGCAGTACTAGAAACTTACAGCTCACAGGTAGCAGTAGATGAGGTTTTAGTAGCAGCCTCTATTAAAAAGTGGGCTGACCTGTATTACCCGCGTTTAGTCTGCTACGACAAATACACTACTGCTAGTATTGCTCAAAGGCTACAAAATGCAGGGGTACAGACCCGGGATATATCGGGGCAGACCTTTTACACCGCTTGTAGCGATATGTATGATGCTTTAGTTAATGACCGTTTGCGCCATAGCGGGCAAGATGCGCTAATTCAACAAATGGCTAACTGCGCAGCTAAACAGACCCCAGATGCTTGGCGTATTGTAAGGCGTAAATCTGCCGGGCCTGTAGATATACCTATTGGGCTTGCTATGGTGATACACATATTGGCGCAACCTGTAGCAGAGGCAAAGGTATACGCCTAGACACGCCCAAACTCAAACTGTAAACCTATACTTGACTTTTAGGCAATAATGCCCCTATGGGATTACTACAAACTATAGGCCTGCGTAAAAAAGACGTAGAGGCGCAATTATCGCCGCCTATTATGGCCCAAACTTACGGCGCGGGTGTTTACACGTTTGGCGGTTTATACAATACAAGCGGCGTACCGTTTATAGATAGAAACGTAGCGCTACAAGTACCGGCGGTAAGTAGATGCCGTAACTTAATTTGTGGCGTTATCGCAAGTATAGATTTAGAGCTAATACAAAAAAGTACAGGCCGTAAATTACAGAGCCCTGTTTGGTTAGACCAACCGGACATAAGACAGCCACGCAGCGTTACCATAAGTTACACCGTGGACAGTTTATTAATGTACGGGGTGGCGTATTGGCGTGTAACGTCTTTGTATGAAGATGACGGCAGACCTAGCGGGTTTGAGTGGGTAGCTAATACACGCGTTACAGTAACTACAGATAATTACGGTGATGAAGTTGATTATTACTCAATAAATGGCATACGCGTACCGGATAGCGGCGTAGGCTCTTTAGTAACTTTTCAAAGTTTGTTACCCGGCGTATTAGAAACAGGCGGGCGCACAATACAGGCCGCGCTAGATATACAAAAAGCGGCAAGCGTTGCAGCTGCTACACCTATGGCTACAGGATTTATAAAGAATAGTGGGGCAGATTTACCAGAGGCACAAATACAAGGGCTGTTAGCTAGTTGGAAGGCAGCGCGCGCATCACGCAGTACGGCTTACTTAACTAGCACGTTAGATTATCAAACTGTGGGTTACTCACCTAAAGAAATGATGTATAACGAGGCATCACAGTATTTAGCAACAGAAATAGCGCGTTTAATGAACGTACCGGCATATTACATAAGCGCGGATATGAATAACTCAATGACTTACCAAAATATTATAGACGGGCGCAAAGAGTTTGTAGCTTACTCATTACAGCCGTTTATAAGCGCTATTGAAAACAGGCTTAGTATGGACGACGTAACCCGCCGAGGTAATCAGGTGCGTTTTGCGTTAGATACAACATTTTTACGCGCTGATACTTTAGCGCGTTTGGAAGCTATAGAAAAAATGCTAACGCTAGGTCTTATAGATTTAGAGCAGGCGCAAAGTATGGAAGAACTAAGCCCAACCGGACTAACAGAGAGGCCAAACAATGCTATTAACATTTAGCGGCAACATAGAGGCAGTAGATAACGGCGATAGGCGCACAATTAGCGGCAAAATTGCACCTTATGGCGAAGTAGGCAACACGAGCGCGGGCCGCGTAGTCTTTGCAGAAAACTCTATAACTGTGCCAGAGCCAAGCAAGGTAAAACTATTAATGTCGCACGATAATTCTAAGCCGGTAGGCCGTATGCAGAGCGTTACTAGCAATAAAACCGGACTTTATGGCAGCTTTAAGGTAAGTGCTAGCACTCGGGGTAGTGATGCAATTTTGCTTGCACAGGAAAAATTAATGGACGGCTTGAGTGTAGGTGTAGAGGTAGAAGACTCACGCCAAGAAAAAGATTATCTGCTAGTTACGGCTGCTACCTTAAAAGAGGTATCTCTAGTAGAGAGCGCTGCATTTCCAAGCGCTGCCGTGTTAAAAATTGCTGCACAAGAAAACGCAGTAGATGAAAACCAACCAACAGAAACGAAAGGTGAAACCGTGGACAAAACCCCGGACGAAGTAGCATCAGAGGCGACATTTTTGCCAGACGGTGCAACAGTAACGCTAAAAAGCGTTAGCTATGAAAAAGATGATGCCGAGGGTGAAACTACACCTGTAGAAGCCGCGCGCAGAATTATTAAGCCAAGTGCATTAAACTCACAGAGAGTACGCACACCTATTGTAAATATGGCAACATACACAGAGCATAAAATTAAGGCTGCTCTAGGTAATGACCAGAGCAAGCTCTATGTAACAGCGGCAGATGATAGTTTTACTACTAACCCTGCATTTAAGCCAGAGCAGTATTTATCTGAGTTTGTAACTAACACCCGCTTTGTAAGAAGCGCGGTTGAGGCTTGCAGCCGTGGCGTTTTGCCTGCTAGCGGTATGACCATAAACGTGCCCTCACTTGTAACGTCAGATGGCGGGGGCTCAGGTGTAGCACCTGTAGTAACCGTGGAAGCTGAGGCCGGAGCGGTACAAAATACAGGTATGGTAACTGAGTATTTAACTGCCAACGTATCTAAGTACAGCGGTATGAACACTATTAGCGTAGAGCTATTAGAACGTTCAGACCCTAATTTCTTTGCAGAATTAACAGCGCAACTACAAAACGCGTATTTAACTGCAACAGATACGGCAGTAGTAGCAGCTCTAACAGCCGGTGGACAGCAAGCTAACCCACAAGCTGCAACAAGTGCCGGCATTATTGCTTACACAGCTGAACAAACCGCTGCTGCCTATAAAGGTACTGGCTACTTTGCACAAAATTATCTAGCTAATGCCTCTCAATGGTCTTTGCTAATGGGTGCAACTGATAACACAGGCCGCCCAATTTATAACGCTATCCAGCCAATGAACGCAGGCGGCGACGTTAGACCAACCTCAATTAGAGGTAACGTATTAGGTCTAGACCTATACGTAGATAAAAATATGGTATCTGGCGTTATTGATGAGTCAGCGTTTATTATCGTGCCAGAGGCAGTAACCGTTTATGAAAGCCCACAGGCTTATATGAGCGTAAACGTCGTATCAAATCTACAGGTACAAGTAGCTATCTATGGCTTTATGGCCACGCTAGTTAAAATGCCTGCAGGTATCCGTCGTTTTAACTTAACCTAATAAATAACTAATAGTCTGGTAGGGCCTTAGCCCTTTGGCTCTACCAGACCTACAAAGAAAGGTACAAATATGCCAGCCACATACGTTACAGCTGCAACACTTAAGGCATCACTTGGCGTAGGCACTTTGTACGATAGCTACACTTGGATAGAGGACACCTGCCAAGCGGCCCAAGATTTAATAAATGGTTTTCTATGGTTTGACTCTGCACCGGTGGTGGGAACTGCGTTAGTAAGTAACGTAGCTACCGTGATGATAGCCAACCCCGGCCTATTTACTACTGGCCAAACCGTCACAGTAGCCGGGGCTGGCGCTACCTTTAACGGCAGCTATACCATTACTGGCACAGTACCGTTTAGCGCAGGTACTACTAATTTATTGCCAGCGTTTAATTTTCAGCTTAACTATTACCAATACCCACAGGGTTACAGTTTTATACAATATGCAAAAACGGCAGCTGACCAAAACTTTAGGCGCGTAGTACCTAGCGGCACTATGACGGGTGATGATACAAAGACGGCTACCTACGCTAATACACCTGCTATAAACGCAGCTGCACTTATGTTAGCTGAGAATATCTGGACTAGCCGTTTCAGCACACAAAACGGCGGCGTAAGCGTAGACGGTTACAGCCCTAGCCCTTTTAAGATGTCTAATACTTTAATGGCATCTATACGCGGTTTGTTAGCACCGTACTTATCGCCTAACGCTATGGTGGGATAATGCCAGCCGCCATAACTACACTACGCAGCACTATAGCCGCTGCCTTAGCTAATAATGCTGTTTGGAGTACTTTTAGTTTTCCACCTAGCACAATAGTAGCTAACAGCGTAGTAGTAGCCCCGGCTGACCCTTATTTAACACCTAGCAATAATGCACAAGCAACGATAGCGCCGCTAGCTAATTTCAAAATAATTATGACCGTGCCAATGTTTTCTAATGAAGGCAACCTACAAGGCATAGAAGATACGATAGTAGCGGTGTTTAATAAATTAGCTGCTAGCTCTATCGTTTTTAATGTTACCGCTGTAACTGCACCTAACGTTTTAACGTTACCTAGCGGCGACTTACTAACAAGTGATTTACAAATATCCGTACTAACGAGCTGGAGCTAAAATGGCACTAACAGATGAAGAAAAAGCGTTTTTAATCAAAATAGGCCAAGAATTGCCTAAAGAGGTTAAAGATACAAAGCAAAAAGCAACAGAAACACCGACAACAGAAAACGAGGCATAACCAATGGCAATTTTTCTTTCTAACGGCGTAGAAGTTACGCTGAACGGCGTGGTGCTATCAGACCACGTTACTAGCGCAACTATTAACCGTAGCTTTGATGAGCTAGAGGTAACAGCTATGGGCGATACAGCTCACAAGTTTGTTAAAGGTTTGGAAGCTAGCACTATTACGCTTGATTTTCTTAATGATAATGCCGCTAGCGGTGTAGGCGCGGTACGCGCTGCGTTGCAAGCTGCGTGGGGTACTACAGTAACTTTAATTTTAAGACAAACAAGCGCGGCTACTAGCACTACTAACCCGCTTTATACCACTACTGTACTTGTAAACAATACAACCGACATAAACGGTGCTGTGGGCGATATTGGAACACAGAGCATTACATTTACCTGTAACTCACCTATTGTAATTACTACAGCACCATAAACTGAACAAAGGGGCACAAAATGGCAAAACTTAAAATAACAAGGGCAGACGGCAGCGTAACCGAGCATAAGATTACGCCCCGTATTGAGTACGCCTTTGAGCTGTATGCAAAGAAAGGTTTTCACAAAGCCTTTAGAGATGATGAAAAACAGAGTGACGTTTATTGGCTTGCTTGGGAGTGTTTACGCACAAGCGGGGAAGCCGTAAAAAGTTACGGGGCAGATTTTCTAGAAACCTTAGCTAAAGTTGAGGTACTAGATGATGACCCTTTGGAATAGTGGGGCGCGGTAGCTTTGGCTATCTAATCGCACAAATAGCGGTAGAAACCGGCATAGCGCCCCAGTATTTATTAGAATTAGATGATGTAATGTTTAAGAATATATTAAAGGTTTTAACAGACAGAGCTAAGGCGGTGCAAGATGCCAACAGAGGTAGAAAACGCGCTTGAGCTTAGACTTGCCTTAAAAAAGTATATGCCAGATTTAGCTAAAGAAACTCAAGATGAAATGGCTAATGCGCTACGCCCTGTAGTAGCTAGAGCTAGAGGTTTTATACCGGCAGACTCAAAATTGCTAAGCGGTTGGGTTAAAGGTACAGCTAGCATAGATACAATTAACTACAGGGCATTTCCAACCTTTAATAGTAGTGATGCTAAGCGCGGTTTAGGTTATAGGGTTACACCGTCTAGGCCTAATAAATCTGGCTTTGTATCTTTAGCTAGAATACAACAGGCTAACGCGGGCGGTGCAATATATGAAACCGCGGGACGATTAAACCCAAACGGTAAAAAGCAAGGCCCAATAGTAGACCGTTATAAAAATGGCGTTTATGACCAAACTACGCATACCGGTAAACAATACTCAACAAGCCTAAACCCTAATGCGGGTCAGCAATTTATGGAAAGCATAAACAGCACCGGAAAGTTAGTAAACGCAAGGCCTAAAGGTCTTAAAGGCAGACCTAGCCGTAAACAGATAGGCCGCGCTATGTATAGAGCCTACGCAGAAGATAACGGCGTAGCCCTAACAGCTTTAATAAAAGCTATAGAAAATGCTAAAGTAAAGTTTGAAGAAAAAATGGCTGCATAATGGCTACAGAATTACTAATAAATATAGTTAGCCAAGCCACGGGTAAAGGCTTTTTAGAGTCTGAAAAAGCGGTAAACAAGTTAGAAAAAAAGGTAAAAAGTTTAGGCAAAACTTTAGGCATAAGCCTTGCCGCCGGCGCTGCATTAAAGTTTAGTAAAATCTTTGTTAAGGCCTTTGCAGAGGACGAAAAGGCAGCCGTACAATTAACTAAAGCTGTAGATAATTTAGGTCTAAGTTTTGCTAACCCGTCTATAAATAACTTTATAGAAAATCTAGAAAAAACAGCCGGCATATCTAGAACAGAGCTTAGGCCAGCATTTCAAGATTTATTAACTACTACAGGCTCTTTAACTAAAGCGCAAGACATATTAAATAAATCTATAATTATTAGCCGAGGCTCTGGCATAGCTTTAAGCACAGTTACAGAGGACTTAACTAAGGCTTATTTAGGCAGCACTAAAGGTTTAGAAAAATATAAAACAGGTTTTACAGGGGCAGAGTTAGCAGCTAAATCATTTTCAGAAAACTTAGAAATACTTTTAACATTAAATCAAGGCGCTGCAGATGATTATTTTACTACTACTGCGTTTAAGTTAGAACTATTAGCTTTAGCAGGTGAAAACGCTAAAATAACAATAGGTGAGGGGTTAGTAGAGGGTTTAGGTAATTTTGCTGGTAGCGGTGAGGTTAGTGATGCACAATTAGTTATAGATGATTTAGCTACAGGTTTTGCTAATGTATTAAAGACGGCTGGAGCTGCACTAGGATTTTTAGCGCGTATACCAGAGTTTGGATTTAGGGCAATAGGTCTAGGGGCTATGTATGATAGACCAGAAACAGTAGTAAGCACAGAAACAGAGTTTACAAGAAAACAAAAAGAGCTAATAGCTAAACTAGATGCAGCGGCAGCTAAACGCGCAAAGGCGCTAGCAGACCTTGCCAAAAAGCAAGCTAACGCAGAAATACTAAAACGCAAAGAAAAAGAAAAACAGGCCAAACTAGATAAAGCCGCTCTAGCTTTAGGCAAGGGTGAAGATATATTTGATTTAGATAAGATACAGGTACAGGCAGCGCTACTAGCTAAGCAAGATGAAATAAATAAACTAGGCGTCA